TTATAAGAAATGTGTAAACGGTTTTGCTCAGACCAAACTACTTGATCAGATGTCATAGGCATTTCAGCGCCTACCATTCGTAAAAATCCAGATAACGTTCTGTTTCCATAACGCTCTACTTCAGCTTCGTAGATTTCTGGTAAATATTGCTGAGCGAAGTCACTAGTACCATCTGTAAAGTTAAGGTAGTTTGTTTCTAGCGCTTGTTGTTTTTGTGATGGAATAATACTTCCAAACACAGGACTTACATTAGCCATAATTTTTTAGTTTTTAATTTTTAAATTTTTTAATTCTAAGTTTTGTAGAATCAGCACCGCTAATAGCTTTAACTTTTAAGCCATTTAAAAACACATCTCCATTGCTTGAAGGTCTAGCTTTGGCGTCACTCAAGTTTTTTGAGTTATCAACAACGCCTTTTACAGCGTCGGCTTTTCCTTGTTCGTAGAAATGCGCGGCGATACGATCCACATTTTCAGCAGCATACATAGCTTTGTGATAACCTTTATAGTCACTAACAGAACCGTTTTTATCAAGGAACTTCCCGATTAGATTGTTAATGTTTGATTGTTTATCTGCAACAGACTCTGTGTTTTGAATTTTATACCTATATTTCTTTTCACCTACACTAATATCGAAACCTTCGAAATCTTCAGTAAAAAGTTTTTACTTTCCAAAAAGTTTTTGGCTTTTGCAACTTCTTCTTTAAACGCAAGTTTTTTCTTGCGTATATCTCTGTCTTCGTCTAAATCTTCGTCATATTTAAAATCTTCTAATAACAAATCAATATCTGAATTATCAAGATATGGTTTTTCTTTTTTATAATACTCTCTTAACAATGTATTATCGTCTACGCTAGAGTAATCAGCGTTTAACCTTACGTAGTCTTCCACACTACCTCCAGTTTCCTCCATAAAAGAAACTAGCTTTTCGATGTTTTCAGGTAATTGTTTACCTAAAACTTTTTCATCTCTTATAGCTTCTTTTAGTTCTTTTTCTACCTCACCAACCTCTTCAATAATCTCTATTGGAGATTCTATTGTTTCTTCGGTGGCCCGTACTTCTTCAACCACTTTTTCGCTGTTGCCACTGTTTTTGGGCTCTTCGACAATAACATCGCTATCATCTGTCTTTTGTGTTTGAACGGCATCTTCTTTTGGTATTTCGACTTTAACAACATCTGGTTTAACTTCACCTTGAGCCTCTGGCTTGGTAAAGTCCACTTTAGTTACTTCTTCTTTTTTAACTAGTTTTTTAGGTGTAGTTTTCTTTTTACTCTTTAAGGTAAACTCACCTTCTTGTTTTACTTCTGTTGACATAATATAATATAATTTAAAAAAATGTTATAGCATTACATAAATGCTCCTAAACCTTGATCTGGTTCGTTTTCAAAGTCTATTGGTAAGCCATCGTTTTTTCTTTGACTTATCATTTCACTTTGTTGTGTCGCTTGAATTTTTGTTCTTTTATCTTTGCGATCTTCTATAAATTGCTCTTTATTTTTATCTATTTGAATATCCATTTGTTTTAGCTGCATATCATACTGAAACTGTCTTTCCATTTCAGCTTGCTTTATTTGAGCAGCTTGCTGCATTTTTTGCAATTCCATTTCTTGCTTAGCTTTTTCTATATCAACTTTAGTTGATGCAATAGCTTCTTGTTTTTGAACTTCTGCCATAGCTGTTCTTTCAGCTGTTTGAGCTTGAGCATCTGCTTGAGCTGCAATATTAGCTTGCTGAGCAGCTTGATCACGTTCCGTTTTAACCTTACGCTTAATCTTTAACATTTGATTAGCTAGTTTAAGGTTTTTTATTTGACGTATATCAATAGCATCTTCTAAGTCAATTCCTCCAGACTGCAGCGCGACTTGTATGTTTTGTTCTAATTGAGCCTGCTCTTCTTCGTCTGGTTCTAATTCTAGGAATACACCAAAGTCATGCAAATTTAAATCTATAACCTCATCTAATGTTTTTATATTGTATGTAGATATAGAGTTTTGTAACGATGCTCTAGTTAATGGAAAACGTAAAGCATCAGCTACTTTTAATGAAACGTTCTCTGCTAGTTTAAGGGTTAAATATAAACTAGACTGAACAATATGTCTAGTTGCTACATTTGAAGCGTTAGCGGCTAGTTTCTGTAAACCTACAAGCGTAGATTTATCAGGCGTACTACCGTCTCTAGCTTCATTTAGACCCGTTACGTCACGTATCATTTGTAAATAGTATTGATACGTTTGTATAAGACTTTGTATTTTACCACCACCACTAGAGCTGTTAAGTTCTTGAATAGGTACTTTACCGTGATTTAATTCACCGTCTTGAGTAAGTGATCTACCTACAATAGAACCTGTTTGAAAATACATATTCAATGCTTCAGCAGGGTTATAGTTTGTTCCATTACCTAGATCAACCTCTGCTAAACCGTCCATATCAAGATACACACCATCTGGCACCATTCTTGATAATACTTGTTGTAGTTTTAAATGCGTAATTTGTATCATATCAGCAAAACCAACACACTTACTAACAACAGATTCTATTCTACCTTTGTAAATTCTAGGTGCACAAATAGCATAATTCATAGCAACTTTAGTAGTGTCAGCGTATGGTCTTGACATATTTTCAGCCAACTCCCATTTAAGCATTGTATTTGTTCCTAAAACAACAGCCCCATTGTAAAGAACTTCTATAGTTCTAGATACTCTTTCAAAGTTATCATTTTCTGGTGGATTAAATGTATCTGGCTTTTCAATAGCCTTCATTAACCCTTGATCAGTTTGTTTTATTTTAAACACCTGATTGTGGTATGTCTTATAATCAAAGTACATAACTTGTACAGTGTTTTCATCATAATCGCCCCAACCAGTTATATAAGATCTGTTTCCAGGCATATTTTGAATACGCTCTAACTCTTTTTCAGATATATAAGGAAATTCTTTTTTAAGTTCTGGTATTGTTATAGCTTTTACTTCGCCAACATAGTATATGTCTTCAAAGTTAGGATCTTCAGAGTATGAATAAACCATATAGGCAGGATCAACATAATCAACTTTAATTCCTTCAGCGATATTAAAACTAGTTTTAGCAGCAGCTATACCTAATACAGTTAAATCCATATTAAGTCTTCTTCTTATTAAATCGTATTTATTTTGAGCAAATACAGTAGATATACTTTCTTCTTCAGCTATTTCTATAGATTGCTTATAGCTAAGTTGCATTTTTAATTCCAATTCTTCTTTAGATTCTGGAACTATACTTGGATCTGATGATTGATGTAGATCTATACCTAGCGTTTGTTTAACATTTTCGATATAGTCTTTAGCAATCATATCTTCATAAAGCTTAGAAGCGTACTCTGTTCTTTTCTTTACAGACTGAGGGTCTTGGGCATAAGCTTTAATGTCATAAGACTTTTGAGATATACCATTAACAACAATGTCTACAAACTTAGATAAAATTGGAACTGGTTTCCAATCTAAATTAAGATAAGACAAATCGCCATTAATAGACAATTCATCTTTATATTTTTGTATTGATTGCTCTCCTCTAGCGTATAATCTTAAGTTGTGGAAATTATTCCAGTTAGTTAAATATCTATTACCGTTAGTTCTACCTTGTCTAAACCACTCAAACTCTATAGCTTGAGCAACTTGATTGCCGTATTCTAAAGTGCCTTTTTCTTCGTTACTTACAACTTGACTAGGAAAAGAACTATTATTATTAGTGTAAACGTTCATTTAACTTATTATTTTTGATGTATATCCCCTGTTATCATATCTTTTTATACCTATATCTACAGGTTCTGTTTTTCTTCTATTTACAGGCGTGTACCTATGCTTATTACAAGCCATTAGTGCTAAACCAGAGCTAATAGAAGCATCATGTGACGTTCTATTATTAATGTTAAACTTAGCCCAATCTTCAAGCGTTCTTTGAAAGTACATATCACCATAGCCAGTTTCTTTTAATCCAACAAAGTTTTCTATGTAAGATTCTATAGCTGCGGCGTGCGCCTGTTTAATGTCTTCACTAGAGTTTGGTATTCCACCTATTTCTTTTTCTGTTACAGATAGTTTATTTCTAGTTCTATCTGGCCTGTTCATTGCAAAACCTCTATAACCTCTTTTTTTAAAGTAATATAAAAGTCTTGGTTTATTATTTTCAGCAAGTATTGGCATACCATAAAAAGCGCAAGCCATTAAAACATCTTCAAAGAATATTTCAGCAGTTTGTGGTCTTGCTATATATTCTAAGAAAAAATGATTTGGCGGTGCGTCTTCCATTGAAAACTTAGTTAAACCGTGAAGAGATCCGTTAGAACCTCTTTTATCTACTGTACCTGATATATCATAAGGGTCACAGCCAAACGCGCCTATATGTTCATTACCGGGGTAAAACCTACCGTTCTTGCTATATTTTTTATTTTGCAAATGAAGAGGTGGTATCCAAGATATTAAAAACCTACCATTTTTATTTGGAGCAAACACGACTCTACTATCTTGCTCACCATTCTCCCACTGAAAACTACCTTTTGTAACATTTATAGAGTTACGCATGTCTTCATTAAAATCTATTTGCTCGTATATATTAGTTAGATTAAATAAAGATTGTTTTGTTTCATCTCTAAAAGCGTGCTTTTCTGTACGAGGAAACTGTCTGTAGAATTCATTAAGACCATCTTGATCTTGCTTTAAACCTTCTACTTCGTTCTCCCAGTATTCTATTACACCTATTTTTATTTTTTCACCTTGAGGTCCTTCAACCGGTTTGTTTGGTGTGTCGAATACAGGTAACCCATAAGCGTCAATGTATCCCTCGTAGTTCCATTCCATAGGTATGAACAAAGAATATAATCCGCTGCGAGTCTGTCCATTGGCGTTTCTTTGAGTAACATCTGAGTCATCATAAAGTTTTTTAAAGTTTTTACCTCCTTTATCGTGAGCGTTTGATGTACTTCCCATCATGCATCTACCAATAATTCTACTACCTAACCTTAAACAAGTTTTTGTAACTCGCCAGTTATTTAATATATTATTAGGTCTCTCCCACTTTCCACTTTCATCGTGTACTAGTAGCTTTAATTTCTCCCCATCGTACGAGTTGTCCCCTGTGTTCTTCCAGTCGATCGTTGTGTCGAGACCGTCAAGCTCTTGAAGCTTTTCGTTGGTTTCAAGTTTTCTTCTGGTGTATTTTGTAGCCGGTACTCTATACGCGAGTTCGGTCTTTGGTCTGTCCATACCGTCTTGGATCGGTTTGAAAAAGAACGGGTAGTTGACTGATATCGGTACGACTTTATCTGTGAACATTTTCTTAGCATCGGGGCCAGACTTAGACAAGATACCGTACCGTGCATCTGACGTAATTGTCGCCACGTTAACGGTTTCTGCCGAAGACATAAACGAAAATCCTGACCGACGGTTTTTAAGATAGCACATCCCATAAGATCGTGGGTCGGCTTTACAAGCCTCCCAGAATATAAAGAATAATCTGTTTGATTCCCTAAAGTCTGGTTGCCCAACGTCAATTTTGCTCCACTGCAAGTACATATAATGAGAGCCAGTAACGTAAGTAGCCACACTCTTATTATAGAACCAAAACCCTTGTTCTCTT